CAGCATGAACCGCATCTATCTCGTTTTTAAATCTACAATCACCGATTAATGCCAGATTTGGATTATCTTGTTTTATTTGATTTATACACAAATCTACCCAAACATTATCTTTAATCTTTCTCATTATATTGGTGCCAAAAACCTGCATAAATTCACGAGCAGTCATTTTTCTCTCATCAAAATTCTGTATACCAGAATAACCCGGTATATTCCACCACCAAATATCCGTCAGGCTATTTTTTTGCTCGTCAGTTCCATAACACTGCTCTCGTGTTAAACCAAACATTACCATCGCCATTCTTTTTAATGGGTCTGCAAAATTATAACCCTTAATAAATGGCCAGAATGTATTTGAAGCATAATCTGCAAATGCCTGTGTATCCTGAAATACATCAAATACGCCCATAGATTCAAATTCTCTATCATTACCATCAAGATAAACGGCATTGACAACCAGTCTACCATTTTCATCTACAAAAAACCTTTTGATAAAACCACAACCAAGCATTTCATACCCATGCAGGTAATTCAACGATGTAGTTTTACCGGATTGTTTTGCACCAGCAAATGCTATTATATTTCCCATTAGATATATTTCTCTATTTGTGGAACTATGGTTTGTTGAATTTGATCAATACTTAATTCACCGGGATCTTTTGTATCGTACTTTACTTCAATAAAGTTAAACATTGTTTTATAGGTATTGAAGATTTTTTCCTGCGCATTTCTGCCAGCCTTATCATTATCAAGCATCAAAATGATATTAAGAACAGATGCATTTTCTAATAGAATTGATTGAGGGTCGGATAAATTACAACCAAATATACCAACAGTATTAGTGACACCGGCCTCATGCATTCTAAGAACATCGCCCTGCCCCTCAACAAGCACCACGGAATTAGTTCTTCTGATTGTATCAACCGCTCTATTATAACCAAACAAGTGATTACCAGAAGAAAATCCAGAATTAAATTTCCACTTAATTTTTTCTTTAGGATCAATTGTTCTACCGGCTAAACCTACAACAGAGTCATTATTGTTTACATCAAAAATAGGAAATATACTCCTATTATACATTGGCTTATTTGGGTTCTTACAAAAACCTATAGAAAATTTATTCAATATATCTTTTGAAAAACCTCGACTGGTAAAATAAGGACATGGTATTTCCAACTCTTTCTGAACCAGCGACCTGTTGCATATTTCAGAAGTGACTTCTCTCTTTTGAAAAATTTTAGCAAGTTTATCAAATGATCTATCTTTTAGAACAACATTGTCAAGTGAAATTATAGGTCTAACATAATCCATTACATCTTTGAAGTTAGCTTCTTTATTCATTTTTCTACTCAAAATTCCCTGGATTAAAGCAAAAACATCTGTACCATATGTTTTTTCACATCTGTGAGTGTTACAAAACCAAGCACCATACCAATCAGAATCTTGATCAATACATACATTAAATGCCATAGTATTATCACCGCCATGTACAGGACATGGGCCGGTTAACCTTCCATTTAATTCATATGTATCAACATCCAAACTATCAAGTACCTTCTCCATATTCTGAATCGTCGCTATCTTCACTATCTCCTTCTCGTTCAAATCCTTCATTATTAATTCTTGCTTGTTTTTCAGCATCTCTTTTTGTACCAATCTCTTCTAATTTTGCTAATTCGCCGCGCATATTCATATAAATTCCGCCCTTACCGGGACTACCAGGCCCATGTCTAGAAACAATAGGCACTAGTCTTCTATTAGCATATCTCCCAACATTTTCTTCATTAATCTCTTCTTCTGTTCTTGCTTTAAAAATTGAAAACGATGTACATAACCAGATGAGTCTGTCTGATCCAGAAATAGCATCTTCAGTTTCTTTTGTAATACCATCTCTATTTAATTGCACAAATGATAAGCACGGTATATCATATTCAACACAAAAATTAACTAATTGTGTAATTTGAAAACCAAGTGCTTGATATTCTGCAATGTTTGCACTTATACTATCGGATGTCATTAGTTTCATATAGTCGTATATAACCAAGCATTCATTCATACGACCTTCATTATTGTACTTAACTTCTTTAAACAGCCATCTTCTTGTAATCCCTAATATTTCATCAAATGGTCTACCAGCAACACTTATGTAATGATATGGTATTTTTTTTAATACTTCCGATGCTTCTTCTATTTTCTTTACTTGTTCTGGATCTTTATTAAATTTACTACTAGCAATATCATTAATTGGTATTCCAGATATATTTGCAAGTAATCTGTTCCAGTGATCTTCCTGACCCATTTCTGTATCAAGGACTAATACCGGAATTCCTCTTTTTGTAATATCTAGTGCCACATTATCAGCTAGGGTGCTTTTACCGGCTTTAGCTCTAGCGCCTATTAGATCTACTGCACCTCTTCTTAATCCACCACCAATTGCCGTATCAAAAATTGGATATCCAGTACTAATTCCCGGCTCTTTTTCCTGATTGGATATGATAAGCTGTAAGTAATTATCAATGTTTTCCCCAATTAATTTTGTAGAACTATTATCTTCTCTAAGATATTTAAGCGTGATCTTTTGAAGATCTGTTTCTGGTATTGATGTGATTTCATTGATACTTTCATCACCATCTATCTCATTAAGTCTCAGGTATATAGATTTTAATTCATTCTGAATAGATCTTGTTAGTTGTAGTTTTCTTAATTTTTGAGCATGTTTTCTTATATTGTCTATATGTATTTCATAGTGCATGAGGTGATTTAGCTGTTTTAGCCTATCACCTTTTTCTAAATATTCGTATAGACTTAATTGCTGTGAGGCTGATATGATTGAACTAAGATCAACATTATCAGATGTTTCAAATAATTTTATAAGACATTTATAAATGACCTTATTTTCATCTATTGTGAATGTGTCTTCTTCTATTAAGGAAGAAACATCAAGATAAGCATCCTTACCATACCTGATCAACCCAGCGAGCACGCCCTTTTCTGATGCCGGGTTGTTTAATTTAGTAAGGGCATTTCTGTCCAAGTTTGATGAATTCACAGAAATATGGCTCTCTTTTAAATTGTGGATTTACTGTAATTGTTTTTTGACAATCTTGACAGAAAACTGAAACGTCTTGATGTGGTTTTCTTTTTCTTTCTACTGGCTTAATATTGTCATTTATCGCATCATAGCCATCTTCTTCATCTGTGTCAAGTCCGGGATCAAATTTATTTATAAACTCTTTTTTAGTACTTTCAGTTTTATTTTTGTTCATTGTAAAATCTGGTTCTTTTGAAACAGCAGATTTTGATACAGAAACTGAAATATGCGCACTTGGATATTCTATTACAGAAGAATAATCATTATCATCCGGAAATGTAACTTTTTCACCAGTAAGTAGAGTATATGCTTCTTCTACCTCGTTTAAATTACCATTTTCAATACCAGACTTTAGTTTATTAACAGCATCTACAATTCTCATTTGCCTCTCGCTATTTGATTTAGATCATCATGCATTCTTCTTAATGACTGACAATCATCTTGGTGTAATTGGACACAGGTTTGTATTTTTCTCATTAGCTCACGCAGTTTGTATACTACTTTATGTTTCATACATACCATTTGTTCTTTTACTTCATTTTTTGTATACTCCGGAAATTCCATAGTTGCTAAATATTGTGACATACCGTCATTATAGGCATTTTGTATATGTTGTAGTGCGCATTTTTGTCTGTTGCACTCGGAAGATAATTTATTGATATGTCCTGCAATTACATATGCATGATGTAGCACATCTTCCGAAGACATTTCCGCAAGCAATTCTCTGGATATGTTTAATGATTCTACCAACTTTGGATTTGTTTTAATTAAATCCAGATGGTGTTCCATCTCATATTGATTAATTATCTTTTCTATATCTGATAGAATTACCTTATCTTCTTCATTTATAGTAATTCTTTTATCGAAGTTTTCCATGCTTCTTCTTCATTATAGGGCAAAATAATCAAAGTAATGTCGTTTAATTCACACCATTCTTTTTTCTTTTTATCTCTTCTTTTTGACTTTAAAAAATCCGCTTGGGTCTTGTAAAAGAAGGATAAGTATTCATAGTGTTGTTGGCCATGTACTTCAATTATTGTTAATTTATTTGGTAGAAAAAAATCTGCATATAGCAGACCTGTTGTGTTTGTTTTGGAGCCGGGGAGAGTGACTTCCTCATATACTGTTTCATATGGCAGCATTGAGGAAATCAACTCTCTGGCTTTTAAATGAAGTGAAGATTTATACTTCGTTCTTCGTGATTTATATCTGTGTTTTTTGAAAGATAGAGTATATTCTCTACCATCAAATCCAGTTACTTTCACTCTAGAAATACCTTCATTTCTTCTTCTAGTTTTTGCATAACAGATTCATTTTCATCAAGAAACTTATATAAGTTTGCTACACCCTGAAACTTATATTTTTTCTCAGTATATTCGGCGTCATGTCTTTCCATGAATGGTAGAGAATACCATGCACCAGCTTTATCTATAACATCAAAAGATTCTGCTAATTCAATAATTTCTTGAATTCTATCAATACCTTTGTTATATCTGAAATAACTAACGGCCTGTTTTCCACTAGCACCTAGTGATGATGTTTGAATATCCCAGGTTATCATTTGACCAATTTTTTGACCATCAACAACCCAGTCTTCACTTGTTTTTACTTGGATTAGTGTATCAGCCTGATACTGTATTTTAACACCACCATCCGCAATATACTTCTTGCCATAACCGCTGGTATTTGTGATAAGGTGTCTTATCATTAAAACCATTGTTCTGGTTCGAGGTATAACCTGGCCCATTCTACGCATAAAATCGCCTAGAATCTTTGGTAGTCCAGGTCTTCTCTCACCATCAACCATAGTTTCAATATCTCTCTGCGGTATTAAACTGGATATTGAATCTACTACAACAACAGCACCTTTATTATCGGGATGTTGAATAAGTGTTTCAAGTATTGTCAATGCTTCTTCTGCGCTGAGGATTTTACCCTCTGGTGCTCTGACCATTTCCATACTTTCAAGATCTAGCCCGTCAATACCTAATAAGTTATATTTCTTGATACGACCTTCGCCGTCAAAATAAATAACTTTTCTACCGTCTTTTTGTGCATTTGCACAGATTTGCAAAACGGTGGATGTGTTGTGTGTGACAATAAAGCCATCTGTCAAATAAAGATGCTCAACATCATCAATTTCAATACACTGACATTCTTCCTTTCCTATATATTCTATATTTTTAATAGTTCTGAATAAATCGGACTTAGTTCTTTTACGCTCATATTTTTTTCTTGATAAAGAAAATAATTCATTAATGTTATTGCCAGAAATATGAATTCTAAATGACGGAAATTCTTTTCCATTACATTTAGTAAATCTCTTCTTTAATTTAGCGGTAAAACCAAGAGACTGTAAAACCTCTATAACATCAATGGCAAGCTGATGTGATACGGTAGAGTATTCAGCAGTTTTACCTTTGTCGTTATATCCATCTGTGTCCATTAATCCTTTTATTATTGATAAACGACAATCTATAGATGAATATTTATATATCTTAGGTATGAACTTTGTATGTGATGTACACCTCCACAATTCAAGGTCTCTTAATTTTTTAGTTAATGGGTTTGGATTTTCTTTATTTCCGCCTTCATAAGAAATCGCATAATCATACTGACCTCTGTATTTTAACTGTAATTTATTATTATTACAAAAGGATTGAAATGTATCCAATAATTCATCATCTGCTGAGGAAATTGACGGAGTACCACTTGATATACTGCCATCACCAATTAAACAACCTAATATGTATGGATCAATTGGTTCTGTTTGGCAAAATCCAATATCATCGTTAAAACTTACAGGTTTGGTTAATGGAATTTTCCATTTATTCCTATCGCTAAACTTAATGCCTTCTTCAAGGATTTCGTTTAATGTTTTAACTTGGTAGTTATTTTTTCTGTTATTTTTAGTAACATACCAATTATGTTCTTTTCCGCATCTGGTTTTTGAACCATCGTTAAATGTTACCTCATAAACATCCTTTAGTCCCTGTGGATAAACCCCAATTACCGTTGCTATTTTTCCATTTGGTGTGCAGATAGAATCTCCAACTTTTATATCCCCCATTTTAACTGGGCCAGAGGGGGTATAAATTATTGCACTTAATGGTTGTTCTTTACCTGTTTTTGGTGCCCCGGTAATAATAGACCAAGACCCTTCTTGTATCCCACCGTTTAGGCTGTGATCTAATGCTGGCGAACAAGATAAAGTCTTTAATTCAT